TTAAAGAATATCCTGTCGAATCAATTGGAGACGGTACCGGAGAATTCCTCTGGCCTCGTCAACAAAGATCAGACGGTAAGTGGTTCGGATTCGACGACAAAATCTTGGCTCAAAAGAGAGCACAATACCTTAATAAGATACACTTCCGGGCACAATACTATAACGATCCGCACGATGTCGAATCGTCCGCGATCCAAAGAGAACTCTTCCAATACTACGACCAGCAACACCTCGTCAGCAGAGACGGTAAATGGTTCTTCAAAGGAGATCGCTTAAATGTCTTTGCATCAATCGATTTCGCTTACTCTCTTGGGAAGCGTAGTGATTATACTTCTATTGTTGTGGTTGGCGTAGACGGTAGAAACAATTATTATGTTCTAGAGATAGACAGATTTAGAACAGACAAGATGAAGGAGTACTTCGATAGAATACTAAATCTCTATCAGAAGTGGGGCTTCAGAAAGATTAGAGCAGAAGTATCAGCTGCTCAGACAGTCATAGTTAAAGATCTTAAAGAAAGCTATATACGCCCTCTAGGTCTCTCTTTGACAGTTGAAGAATACAGACCCTCTAGATGGCAAGGATCAAAAGAAGAACGTATAATGGCTACACTAGAACCTAAATATTCTAATCATCAAATATGGCATTACTTAGGAGGTAATTGCCAATCATTAGAAGAAGAACTTATCTTCTCTAATCCAGCTCATGATGACATCAAAGATGCTCTAGCTTCAGCAATAGACTTTGCAGTAGCTCCTTTAGATCTCTTCCGTCTTAAAAAGGAACAACCAGTCTTTAACTTCCATGCGAAGTTTGGAGGAGTCGCATGACCGGTAAGGTACTAGAATTACAAGACATAATCCAACCAGATGCGCTTGCCACTCGTATAACTGAGAAGTGGGTGGAGTGGGAAACTCTACGCACTAACAAGAAGAACGACTGGGAAGAAATTAGACGTTATGTTTATGCTACCGATACAACACAGACCTCGAACAACCAACTCCCTTGGAAGAACAAGACGACTGTACCTAAACTGTGTCAGATCCGGGATAATCTCTATGCTAATTATACTGCTACTCTGTTTCCTCAGCGTAAGTGGTTGATATGGGAAGCAGATGAAAAGGATTCTAACTCTGTTGATAAGAGAGATTCAATTACTAACTATATGTCTTGGGTTATTAATCAGTCTAGCTTTAAGCACGAGATTGACAAAATTATTCTTGATTATATTGATTTCGGCAATTGCTTTGCTACTGTGGGCTGGCTAGACCAGAGAGTTCAGCAACCAGATAAAACACAGACTGGTTACCTAGGTCCCGTCATAAGACGTATATCTCCTTTAGACATAGTCTTCAATCCTACTACAGAGAACTTCGCATCTTCTCCTAAGATCATAAGATCTCTGATATCTTTAGGTGAACTCCATGATCTATTAAATGGTATGTCTAATGATGAGAATAGGCCTGAGTACGAAGAACTATTTAAGTACTTAAAAGATATTAGACATAGAGCTCGTTCTTATCAAGGAGACTGGATACAGCAAGACCATCTATATGCGATGGATGGATTTTCTTCTTACAGAGCTTATTTGATGTCCGACTTAGTAGAAGTTCTTACTTTCTATGGAGACATTCATGATTATACTAACGACAAGTTCATAAAGAATCATGTTATTACCGTCGTCGATAGACATAAACTTATTGGTAATAAACCTAATCCTTCTTTCTTTGGTTACCCTCCAATATTCCACTCAGCTTGGAGAAAGAAGCAAGATAATCTCTGGGGCATGGGTCCTCTGGATAATCTTGTTGGTATGCAATATAGGATGGATCATGTTGAGAACATGAAGGCTGATGTCTTCGATCTCATAACATATCCAGTACAAAAGGTAAAAGGATTCGTAGAAGACTTCACTTGGCAACCAGGAGAGAAGATATTTGTCTCTGACGAAGGAGACGTAGAACTTGTCGTCCCTGATGTCCAAGCCTTGAATGCTAATCTAGAGATACAGAATTTAGAACGTCTCATGGAAGAGATGGCAGGAGCTCCACGAGAAGCCATGGGCTTCCGTACCCCAGGAGAAAAGACTAAATACGAAGTACAACGTCTTGAGAATGCAGCTGCTAGAGTCTTCCAAAATAAGATTAAACAGTTCGAAGAGCAGGTAGTGGAACCTCTCTTGAATGCTATGTTAGAACTAGCTAGTAGAAATTTAATGGATTCTACTACCATCAAAGTATTTGATGATGAATTTAAGGTAGCTTCTTTCAAGAATCTGACTGTAGAAGATATAACAGGAGTAGGCAGGATTAAACCTGTAGCTGCCAGACACTTTGCAGAGCAAGCAGACTTAATTCAGAATCTTACTAATTTAACTAATTCTCCTCTCTGGCAGACAGTACAACCTCATTTCTCTGGGGTTAAACTAGCTAAGATAGTTGAAAGCATATTTAACTTAGATGACTATGAAGTAGTGATTCCATACATAGCTCTAGCTGAACAAGCAGATGCTCAGAAGCAAGCACAAGCTCTCTTGGAGCAAGTACATATGTCAAGCATGACTGCAACAGGGGCTGGTGAAGACTTTGATTTAGAAGCTGCACCAGGTGGAATGGGACAACCTCCTCCTATGCCTATGCCTGAAGAGCAGGTACAGTAATGGAATGGACTTGTCCTAAATGTGGTAAGCCTAACGCCAATAAACGCTTTCAATGTTTTTGGTGTGATTATGTACACTAAGTGGACCTCACACTTAACAGACCCAGAAGAAAAGACTAGATTTACTAATAAGATATTAAGTTCTAGATCTGTCTTAGAACGTCTGTCAACTATATTAAACGAACAAGAAAAAGAATTAGATAGAATAGAGACAGATCCTAGAATATACGAGATCCCTAATTGGGAGTATAGACAAGCTGATAATAATGGTTACAGACGCTGTCTATCAATATTAAAGAAACTAATTAACCTAGACCAACAGGAGAACAAATGACCCAAGAAGAAAACTTAATGGCAGACCAGCCTGATACTATTGATACTATTGACCCTAGTAAAAACTATCTAGCAGAACTTGTAGGGGAAGGGAAGAAATTCAAGACCCAAGAAGATCTTGCTAGAGGTAAAGCAGAATCGGATGCATACATCAAGATCTTAGAGAAGCGTTCTGATGAACTCAGAAACGACTATCTAAAACTCAGAGATGACTATTCATCCAGGGCTAAGTTAGAAGAAGTTGTAGACCAACTAACAAAATCTCAGCAGCAGTTCGAAAGAAAACCCGATACGAACGTGGATGTAAACAATAAGCCCGTCATAGATCCCAAGGAACTTGAAAGTTTGGTGTCCTCTAAAATTCAAGAACATGAATTGACCAAGAGGCAGCAGGAAAACTTCAATACCGTAAGAACTAGATTACAAGAACGTTATGGTAATAGTTACCAGACTGTTCTTAAACAACACATAGATACTTTAGGTTTAACGGAGGACTTCGTGAATGATCTAGCAAGGAAACATCCTACAGTCTTGTTTAAGACATTGGGGATAGATCCTCCTAATCCAACTGAAAGCTTCCAACCTCCTGTACGCTCTTCACAGGGCTTTGTTCCTAGTGCGCCTAAAGAACGTACTTGGGCATATTACCAGGAGATAAAGAAAAACGATCCTAAACTCTATGCAAATCCTAAAACTACCGTGCAAATGCATGAAGATTACCTTCGTCTAGGCAATGCCTTTGAAGATGGAGATTTCCACGCTGTACGGTAATAACTCTAAGGAGACTAACAAATGGCATTGAGTGGCTTTACGGTCGCTACAAATGAACATCTGATTAGAAGTAATCTTTGGTCTAGACAACTTAAGCAACTTCTATTGGATGAATTGCACGCCATGAGGTTTGTCCGAATTCTACAGGATTTCCCTGACGGTACTACACTAAACATCCCGAGTATTGGTGAAGCAGAAACTGCTGACTTTTCAGAAGGTCAAGCTGTAAAATACAACAAGATGGACACAGGTAACTTTGTGTTCTCCTTTGATCAGTATAAGTATTCTGCTAACGCAATATCCGAGAAGTTTAAGAGGGATAGTTATTATTCCTCAGATGTTATTGCGGCATTCGTGCCACGACAACATCGTGCGTTGATGGAAGCTGTGGAAGCTAGAATTCTTTCTAGGGCAAACCAACAGACGTTCAGCGACCCGAATACTATTAATACCGCAGCTCACCGCTTTGTTGGTTCCGGCGTAGGTGGATCAATTGCACTGCAAGACTTCGCAAAGGCACATTATGCTCTCGTTAAAGCTAATGTTCCCTTGAACGGTCTTTGTGCTATTATCGACCCTTCCGTTGCTTACACACTTGAGACCCAGACTAACGTAGTCAATCTTCTGTCTCCACAACCTATGTGGGATACGATGGCTATGCAGGGCGCTATTACCGGATTTAAGTTCCGGTATAACATCTATGGGTTTGATGTGTACATTTCTAACTATCTCCCGCCCGCAGGTTCGACGGGGAATGGTTCTGAAACTGTAAGTGCAGTTGCCGTTACCAACGGCGTCGTTAATCAATTCTTCTCGTGTGCTCCTGGCGACACTCTCCCCTACGTGGGTGGGTTCCGTCAGATGCCTACGGTTTACTCGGAGTTCAATAAAGACCTCCAGCAAACAGAATATTTAACGATCGCAGAATATGGCTTTAAGCTGTATCGTCCCGAAAACATGGTCAGTATTCTCACGAGTACGGCTGTGGTACCATAAGGAGCATTTAACATGGCAGGAACATGGCTAAATTCAGATGGCCTCTACCTGAAGTTTGGTACTACGAAAGTAGTCCCCGACATCGGCGGAGAGTTCAAAACTTATGGTGACCTTCGAACTATCGAACTAGATTTGGATCTGTCTACTCTTGGAGTAGCAGGTACAAATACAATCATATCAGATCAAGTCTTCCTCCCAGTCGGAGCAAGAATTGAACAGGTTGAGCTTGTGACTCATATTGCAGTTGCAGGTGCATCTGGTACTCTTGATGTGGGTGTAATCAATACTGACAGAACTACTATCCCTTCGGCTCCTGGTGCGGGTGCAACAGCATTCGTGGCAGCAGCTACTACAGCAGCTCTTGCTACTGTGGGGACGAAGCTCGTCATTACGACTGGTTCAACTTTCGCAGGTACTTTCTTGGGAAAGACAGTCGCTACTGTAGGATATATTACGGCTCGTTCAAACACTACCGCACAAACCGGTAATGTTCACATCCGTATTAAGTACTATACAAGCGTTCCATAAGTAAACTAATTGTGTGCTTCGGGGGCTTCGGCCCCCTGCACACATACAACACAATAAGGATAAATTAAATGGTTGAAAAGATTGGCGTACTAGCTGTAGAGATTTCTTCAGGTTCAGGTGCACCTACGCACTCAGCTAAACAAGGTTCTTTGTATCTAAATACTACCGCATCAACTAACATTACTCGTGCGTATATAAATACTACAGGCTCTACTACATGGACAGCGATTAACACTGTAGCATAACATGAACAAAGAAAAGATTTTAGAGCGGATCAAGACTCTCGAAATAGATAAAGAAAATGCTAAAGCAAGCTTCATAGCATGTGAAGGTGCTTTGCAAGATTGTCAACACTGGTTAAAGGAATTAGATAAAAATGTCGAAGATAACACCGCTAGCAAACCTAGCAAATCTTCAAAATGAAGTTTCAGCAGTAGTTGATATAAATGCTAATAGTGCAGCTATAACTACTGCATTTAATAATACATTATCCCTAGACG